TTTGACCTTGGGCAGGAGTAACTGGAGGTGTGTTACCTGTTCCTCCTGGTTGACAACCAGGCCCACCATTACCTGCTCCTCCTCCACCTGAACCACCATCTCGGCCAGCATATGGAACGTCTGAATTTTTAGCCCCTGCTCCACCACCTGCAGAGGAAATTCCTAAAGCGCTTGAAACTGAACCAGATGCAGTTTCTCCACCACCAGCACCAACTACTACTGAATAAGCTTGATTTGAAGCTGAGACTCTATTTCCTGGAGTTCCATAGCCATCTAAAGGACTTGCTGTATAAGGTGATACAGGAGTTTTAACTTCTCTAAAACCACCAGCTCCTCCACCAGCACCGGCGTTTGGAAAACCACCGCCACCACCGCCACCTACAATTAAATAAGACAATTGAGAATTACATCCACTTCCTGATGCTGTTACAGTAAAAGTTCCAGGGCCTGTAAATGTATGAATTCTACAATCACCAGAACAAGATTCAGTTCCTCCAGTAGCTGATATAAAATTAGATCCTACTGCCGCAAAATCATTATCTTGTATAGATCTCCAACCAACTGTTGAATCTATATAAACTAAAGTTATTCCTTCACCTTCTGTACCTAAAGTTATATCACCTGCACCACCGTTGATTTTGTTTGAACCGTTTGGTGAAACTGTCAAAGCAGCTGTATCAAAAGTATTTCTATAATCTTGTAAAGAAACAATTGCTCCTGCTGATCCTGCTGGTAAGCTAACTGTAAAAGAACCACCATTAGTATCGCAAAAAAATCCTTGTCCATTTACAGCTGTAAAATTTGCTGTTTTAATATCACTTGTTTGCCAATCAACAGTTCCTGTTCTCCCAAAACCTGTTTGAGATGCACCTGATGCAAGAGCAACTGTATCACCACTAGCGCCAATAGTAATAGTATTACTATTTTCGTTAATGATGTTTTGACCACATTGGTTTTGTATGTTGTTTACTTTAATTGTACTTGTCATATGTTACCTATTGAAATTTATATCTTATTACTACTATTCCTGAACCACCATTACCACCTTTTGCATAATAACTACCTGAATCGGGTGACATACTTGAACCTCCACCACCACCTGTGTTTGTTGTGCCTGCAACACCAGCATTAGAACTACCACTGCCTCCTGCACCTCCTCCATCAGAAGCTGGTCCAGGAGCTGATGCTTGCCAACCTCCACCTCCTCCACCACCTGCTCTTCCAACTGGTGATCCAGTAATTGAAGATGTTGCTCCTGCTCCACCTGCTGTGCCTCCGCCAGTTCCAGGACTATTAGTTCCTGCAGCAGTTGCACCTCCACCACCAGCTCCGTTAAAACTTGGTACATCTCCACTAGAACTTCCACCATTATTACCTTGTGATGGAGTAACTGGAGGTGTATTACCTGTGCCCGCTGGATTAGAAGAACCAGGTCCAGAAGCACCTCCGCCACCTGAACCACCATTCATAAATCCTGGTGCTGCCACAGGTGCTGAGGTAGAGTAACCTTTACCGCCTCCACCTCCTGCTGATGTAATACTTGAAAATATTGAATCTGAACCTTTAGCTCCCATTCTTGGAGAAGGAAAACAAGCACCAGCACCACCAGCACCAACTGTTATAGGATATCCTGTTGCAGTAACTGTAATTCTATTTCCTGGAGTAGCATAACCATCTAAAGGACTTGCTGTATAAGGAGTTAATGGTGTTTTGACTTCTCTATATCCTCCAGCTCCAGCACCCCCACCTTGTACACTTCCGCCTCCACCACCAGCTATTACCATATAAGAAACTGTATTTTCTGATGCACAGTTTGTTGAAATTTTAGAAACTGTAAAAGTTCCTGGTGATGTAAAGGTATGAATTTTATCATTTCCACAAGTTGTTTCAGTTCCTCCTGTTGCTGATAAAAATGGATTACCAATTATATTGGAAGTTGAATCTTGAACATTCTTCCACCCCTCAGTGTCATCAACATAAACAAAAGTTACTGATTGACCTTCTGTTGTTAAAGACACAGTAGTATTAAAACCACCAATTTTTTGAGAACCATTAGGAGATATTGTAAGTGCGTTGGTTTGAAATGTATTAGTATAATCTACAACTGAAACAATGTTTCCTGCTGTACCTGCTGGTAAGTTCATTGTAAATGCACCTGAAGATGTATCTGCAAAATAACCCTCGCCATTAGCTGCTGTAAAAGTTCCTGTCTTAATTGATCCTGTCTGCCAATCTACAGTTCCTGTTCTTCCAAATCCAGATTGACTAGCACCACTTGCTAAAGCTACACTTCCACCACATCTACCTAAAGTTACAGTGGTAGCATCTACTACTGCAGTTTTACAAGCACCACCACCAACTGTTATAGTTGTGCCTGATTGTTGTGTAATTTGATCTACTTCTATTTTACTCATTATACTATTACCAATGTTCCAGAAACTGTAACAGTGCCAGCAAATGCTACTGGTCCTGCTAATACTGCGTTTCCTTCAATTAACATATTTTCATCCATTGTTGATGCATGTTCAAATACATCTTCAGATGCAGGCTTATCACCTATATATAAAACTCCATTTATTGTTGCCGCCATGTTACCTCTCTATAATTATTATGTACTAATGCTGTCTACAACACTGCACCAAACATCAACACTACTCGCTGCAGATGAAATACCTTTTAATATATCTCCAGTTTGTAATACAATTTTAGCTCCACCATTAACTAATTCTACAGAACTTGCTGGTGGTATACTTAAATCTTTTACAAGATATCTTGTTGTTGATCCGCCTTCACTTACAAATATACTACATGTTACTGTTGATGTAGTAATGTTAGCTAATCTTAAGCCAACAATTGCATCATCAGAATTTGATGTAAATATTGTAGTGTTTGAGTTTGTTATCTGTGCACCGTTTGATTCAAAATCTTGAGCCATTTATCCTCCTGTTATAATGCAATTGCCATTGCTGTTGCAAAACCTTTTGTTGCAAAACCTGCGTTAGCATCTACTAATGTTATTAATCTTGATAATGCTGCTTTTCTATTTGTTCCACCTGCACCATCATCAACTATAATTAAATCTGATGTAGTTAAATCAGCACCAATATCTGTTCCACCATCTATTTCTAATGCTGCTAAATCTACTTTACCTGCTGTACTAATTGTAGATAATTTACTATCAGGAATACTTCCAGCTAATTTTGAAGCTGCAATAGATCCAGCTAACATGTCATTTGATACTGAACCAGTATCTCCTGTTCCAACTAATGTACCAGTTGCTACGGGTAATGTAATATCTGCTGAACTACCTGCTGAGTGTGGTTGTGCTTGTAAAGTTTGTGCGTGAGCATTTGAAGATTCACAATAAAATTTTACTTTTGATACAGCACCAGTTCCTGTTCTAATATCTATATTACCATCTGTAACAGTTACACCACCTGATGTACCATTACCATCTATAATAACTTTACCAGTACCATTAGGTAATAGATTAATATTACCGTTAGACACTGATACAATATCATTACCATTAACATCTAAATCTCCACCTAATTGTGGTGTAGTATCATCTGCAACATTTGATATTGCTGAAGATGTAGCAAGTCCTGATACTAATGTTGATCTAGCAATTTTTTTAAGACCACCACCTGAAGTATCTACTGCTAATAAAACATCATCTGCTGCAACTGAAGATATTTCTGATAAATCACCAACAGCTACTGAATTAAAATTTGTACCATCTGCAATTAATAAATTACCTGCAGTATTAGTAGCCATAAAAATATCATCACCAGATACAGTTAAATCTCCAGTTATAGTTGCATCACCATCAACAGTTAAATTACCTGCACTAGTTAATTTTAATCCACTTCCTGAACCTACAGTTCCACCTGATTTAATTACTAAATTATCTGAATCTGAATCATCTACTGCAAAGTGAAATTTATCTGCACCTTGTGTATCTAATATTATTGCAGGATCTCCTGATGCTACATCTATTTCTATATTACCTGTAAAAGTATTTGCACCTGATAAAGAAGCAAATAAAGAAGTAACATTAGTACCACCAATAGTTATTGCATCAGCTTCTACTGTCCCATCAAAAAATGCATCTTTAAATTCTAAGCTAGATGTTCCTAAATCAATATCATTATCAGTTATAGGAACAATTGCACCATCTTGTATTCTTAATTGTTGTACAGATGATGATGATACATTTACATAAAATTCTAAATGATTATTACTAGAGTCTACTAATACTCTGTTTAAAGTATTGGCATCTCTAATAGATGTTACAGGTCCACCTTCACCCGCAGTTCCATCATGCGTGTGTCCTGTTGTTGCATTAAAAGATGCTAATAATTGGTTAAACTCATCATTAGAATGAGCTGCAAGTATAGTATCTCCTGTTGTAAATGTGGATTGTCGTGAT